TCTTCTCTCTGGTTTCATCATTTGGTTTCTTCAAACCATTTCTCCTACCAATCTCTTGAAAGACTTCTATTCTACCTGTTCCTTCACCAAGAAGAAGATTACATGCAATCTTGTCATAATTATCACCAAACACCTTATACAAAATATCGTGTTGGGATGCATGCCCCTCAAGTGTTAATGATACTTTGTAATATTCATCTTCCACCACATCGCCCAGATACTCAAAGTATTTGGAGTGTTTGGGGATCATATGGTGTTTATGAAACATAACACTTAATCTTACTGAATACTATTTAGTTTTTCTAATCTTCTGAAAGAGTATCATAATCTGTTTTGGGTATCACAATGTCATTGGGTGTTATTACAGTGTACCTGTGGTCATGCATCTCACAGGTCTTAATCATTAGTTTATCATCAATCTCCAGAGTGGTCATAGTTGGAAAACCACAGTCTTCTTCTAACTGTAGTGCAAACCTAGTTGCATCATCTTCTTCTTCAAACAGATAAAGGATCTTATCACCATCTTCATCAGATACTGAATAAGCCCCATCCTTTTCCATTCCCTCGATTGTAATGATATACATTATGTCATCTCACAAGCTTCTTGATAGATCTCTCTAATCAGGTTCTGAATGATTGATTTGTCCAATTCAGTTTCTGATTCCTCAATATATCTATCAAGAATGGAAAAGGTGTCTTCTGACTCTTCAACCTCAAAGTCTTCTGACTCTTGAAGTTGAAAGTTTTCTACGATCTTAAGTTCGTGAACATTTGAAGAGTATAACTTATCGATATACTTTTCAAACTCTTTCATTCTTGGTTTGTTACGAACAACAACCTTAACGATCTTATCTTCATAGATTGATGCATTCAGAAGTGCTGCATCGTCATCATCATAGTATAAAACATGAAAAAGACTGTAAGGATTATCTACATGAAAATGTTCTTGAGTTCTTGTCTCAAAGACGGTGAAACCTCTCTGATCACCAACGTCTGTCCAAAACATTTCATATGGATTACCTAGATAGAAGATTCTTCCGTCATCCGATCTAGTGTGGTAGTGACCAGAGAAGACTTTGGAGAACTTTGAATATAACTTGCTTTCCCCACCGTGGTCCATGACGACTTGTTTATTAACTCTAAATCCGTTAAGCTCAAGGTGCCCCATCGCACATATGCTAGTTGAATCTTGAATAGATTTATAAGTGCTCTCTTCATTTTCTTTGTTGATCCACGGAATGAATAATATAGGAAGACCATCAAGTACAATTTCAGTAGCAGTATCATAAACATGAACATTCTCATATTCACGAAGTAAAAGATCTACTGCATTGACCTTGTTAGTATTCTTGTAGTATGCGGTATGATTTCCTACAATGGTATGGACAGTGATGCCCATATCTTTTAGACGATCATAGTAATTGTCTTTAGCCCATGCCAGTGCGGAGAAGTCAATACCTTTACGACTATCAAATGTATCACCCATATCAATCACTGTAGTGATACCCATTGACTCTAGGTATGGAAAGAAAACTTTCTCATAGAACTCTAGAAAATAATCATGAAATATCTTAGAGTTCTTACGACACCCAAAGTGTTGATCGGTGATAATAGCTACACGCATCAGTATCTGAGTTTGGAGTGAACACTGTCCTTGATACTATTATAGTCTGAGTAGTTGTCACTGTCAAGATCATTCGTATCAAAGACTTCATCGAAGTTAGTCTTCTCTAGAATCTTGTTCTTGATTTCCAGTTGTTTCTTTTCATTCTGAATCCTTCTCAGGAATGCATAGTAGATAATCTGAGTGAAGTATGCAAATGGATTCTTGGACTTATCAGGACTGAAGTTATGAACATACCTGACACAATTTTCGATACCATCACAAATCATATCATCCTTGAACATATAGTTCACGAAGTTTGGTTTGTATGATAGATGGTTTGCGATCTTTAGAAAACACTCACCAATGTACCTAGGAATAGGAGGCTTTGGCTTATCATTCAACTTGCAACGTTCTACATCAGCAAAGTAGTTCTCAAGAGCTTCAAGGAACTGTTTATTATTGACGTAGTGTTCGGAACTTCTTCCTCTTTTCATTGTAGTCATGGGTTGAATGGGCATCAGTCATCATCTATGTTCTCTTTATATTATATCAGAAAAACATATAGTTGACAAGTATCTAAAATGGGAGTAGGATTAGGCTTGTCCGGGTTCATAAGGATGTTATAGGTTATATGACTTAATTATCCTTATAGAGTTTCTCCAGAGATTTCTTTGCTTCCTTAACAGAAGAAATATATCCCATCTCCTTAGAGAGATTGGATTTATTCTCTTTATGATTTTTTCTTAAGTAATCATGGTAGTAGACAATCATATCTATATTACTGTTCTCAGTCATTGTAAGAACATCATCCATATTGATAACAATCAAATCTTCTTCTGTAGTCTTTAACCAAGGTTCTACTTTGTAACCAGTTACAGTTCCTCTAACTACAATCTCTTGTACAGTAATTGGATTGGAGAGTAGAAGAAGGGTTCTATCTTCCTCTTCAGTTGCTGCCACCTTACAAAAGATTTCATCACCACATTTTAATTTTATCGTACAATAGAAATCGTCCTCTATCATGTAAGTCCTCCTTTAGTCTTTAATGTTTATCGTTGTAATGTCATAATTGAATTGTTCAGACACATAAGTTTTTATTCTCTCGATAAAATGATTCAAGGTATAATTCTTTCTTGAACCTATAGTAAAGTCGTCTGCAATATCATATAGTTTTGCTTTAGTCTTATCTTTGCCTTTTCTTAGGACTCTACCAATACTTTGAAGATTACGGATTCTTGATTTGGATGGAGAGGCAAATATAACATTATGAAGTTTTTTAATATTGATACCTGTACTGAATGTTCCATATGATGCAACGATGATGGCACCATCTTCTCTTTCAGTAATTTCTCTTACTTCTTCTCTATCCTGGGCGTCAACACCACCATGGATAAAGAAGACTTTTCTGTCACCTGTTACCTTTTTATTTATCAGGTCATAAAGTATGGCACCATGTTTTTCTACTCTTGCATATAAGAGAAGAGTGTTACCTTTTAAATCAACAGTGAGATTTGTTATGAACTTATTTCTATTTTCATGACCAATTAGGTGTTGAATTTCATCTTCATAAGTATCAAATTTTTTTGGTTTATATTTCAAAACAAGACACTGAATATCAAGAGTTGCAAGATAACCTTCATCTTGTAATTTCTTTGTTTGAGTGACTTTGTATGATGGTCCAAACAACCCCTCTAACACCCACTTATGGGTCTGTGACCCATCTAATGTTCCAGTGAACCCATATCTATACTTAGCATCAGCAAGTTTGTCCATGAGACTTACTAGTGACTTACTCTTGAATAGATGAGCCTCATCACCAATGACTACATCATACTCTTCAAAGAACTTCTTATCTAACTGATAGACAGACTGCCAGGTAGTGATAGTGACTTCATTGGTATTAACTCTTTCTCTACCCGCATAGATTCTATGACAATGATTCTCTACATCCCAACCATAGCCAGAGAAATCCTTATACATCTGCTCCACAAGTGATGTAGTAGGAACTACTAACAGAATTTTATTCTTCTTTGCAACATGATATCTAACAACAGCATAAATCATAAATGACTTACCTGAACCAGTTGGACTTATAAGTAACTTTCTATTATATCTCAGTGCATCATAGACACCATCAACCTGGTAATCCCTAGGTGTCATTTCAGGAGAAAGAGATTTCATGTAATCCTTTACACCTTCCTTATTCACAAATTCATTTACCTCAAAGGGCATTCCATAGAACTTGTTTTCATTAAAGTTGTAGGTGTATCCAGCATTCTCACAGAATGCAATAATCTTATCTAATAGACCACAATAAATTCTTTTGGTCTTGAGATTATACAGATGCACATGTCCATCCCAATACTTACTTCTGTATTGAGGCATGAACTTTGCACCAGGTACTTCAAAGGTAAATCTATCTTTTAGTTCGTGCTCAACGTGTGGTTCGGTGGTGATTTTTAGATATACTTCATTGACCTTCTCAATTGTCAAGTGAGACATAACATAAGGATCAGTTATGTCTATTTATTTCACTATCCCATACCGCTATTGAATCGCATAAATTCTATAGCATTTTTGATTTGATAAGTCCTATTGGTAATCTGTTTGAGAATACTTTCAAGGTACTGTAACATCACATCATAATATTCCAACTTCAACGAAACTCCTGAGAGTTTTGTATCTGCGTCCATATATTTTTGCATAGTGTCTTTATCTCGGATCTTTTTGGGAAACGGATTTTCAATATAGACCTCAGGGTCTGCCTTCCCACTAAAATATTCATATCTCTCATGTCTGATATTCTTTCTTTGTTGTTCTGCCTTCTTTCTCAGGAGGAGAATATTATTATAAAGTTCATGGTATTTTCCATGGAGAATGGGAATCTTTAGTGAGTCTGTATGGAGATTATCAATATCCATTTTAGAATCTGTTTCCCACATCTTCTGGATTGTTTCAAGATCAACTAGCATCTACTACAATCGATATCACGTATTTCGTATATAGTATACTTGAAAGACACCTCTGCTGTAAAGTATTGTTCACTTGTTAAAGTGGCATCAAAGGTTAAGGTTGACAATGATATAGGAAACAAGTCCTTAAAGACCACTTTAAATTTTGGATTATTTAATTGATCAAGAATAGACAGTGTTCCATCAGAATAAAGATTTAACTGACTATCATAAGGTTGACCAAAAGTTTCTCCCCACTCAGGTTGATATGGTTTCTTTTCCTTCTGTTGCTCATAGATCTCATTAAGACTTTCTGGAAAACCTAATCCCCTTAACCAATTTTGGATCTCCATATAATTTTCAAGGTTTGCATCAACCAAGAACTTAAATGTTAGATCTGAAAAATTAAGTTGGTCACCAGGATATGGCACTTCTTTCAAGTAAGTATTTTGATATACTACTGGTAACTCCAAACCAGGAAGATTTACCTGTTGTCCATAGAAAGTAATCTTAGGAGCTCTATTAACTATAAAAGAAAAACCAGTAGGTGTTAAGAAGTTTCTATTAGTAGGTTGTCCAGCAAATCCCGGAACACCTATAGAAATTGAATTGTCTGCCATTATTCACTTACAATAGTAGAGGTCTTTAATTTTGTTGGAATATAAGTGTAATCATTTTTAGTGACTTTTTCTTTCTTTGCAGCAGTCGCTTTGGCTTTACTAGAAAAAATCTTTCTTTCACTAAATTCACTTGACCAGTGATCTTTGTTTACATAATAAACTTCTCCAATTGACAAACCTACATCACTTGTTGTTTTGATATGATAGGGCATCTCTAAATTTGGTATTATTAGTTATTTATCATTGCACATAAAAAAAGGAGACCCTTTCGGATCTCCTGTGAATGTGATGCCCCGTAGGGCAGTGACTCACATCAAGTTCTTCACGGCTACACGTCTGTAGTAGCGGTTGCTGTTGACACGGAGGCGTCCAAGGCCTTGATTAGTTCCTTCAGCGAATGGGTTGGCAACCAAACCATAACGCGTCTTAAAGCCAATTTTTGGCTGGAAGCTGTTCTCGCCAACGGCGCGAACCATTTGAAGAGGAACGTAAGGACAGTAGAACAAACCTGCATCATAAGGGGAAGAACCCTTATAACCAACAACGTAGTACTGGTTACCACCTGCGGCATTACCGGAGGTCAGGTTAGCCGAATATGGGTCGATGTATACACGGAACTTACCGTTGATTGTACCAGCGAATGTGTTACCTGTGTCATCGACATTCAGGTTTGCATTCAATGCAGGGGTGTAATCAAGGATACCAGCCATGGTCAGAGCGGAAGCAACGTCTGCGGAACACAGAACCATGTTGCCCTTCCCTCTACGAGTGCGTTGTGCAATCGCGTTGGCGTCTCTTTCAATCTGGAAAAGAAGTCCTTTGAACTTCTCAACAGACCAACGACCATTAGAGTCGATGTCCAGGTCAAACACACCAGCAGTTGCGGTGTTAGAAACAGCACCTTGCTCAGCAACCTTGTAGATTGTTCTGATGACTTCTCTGTTGATTTCCGCAAGGATTTCAGTAGAGAGGATGTTAGCAAGTTCTGCTTCAGCGTTAAGACCGTGAATTGCCTTAAGGTCTTGTGCAAGCTCAAGACTGTACTCAGCCTTCAGTGCTCTAGACTTAGCAGTAACAGTGACTTTCTCAATAGAGAAGGCCATTTGGTTGAATGCATTAGCACCTGAATCCAGGTTTTCTGCATCACCAGTCTGCATGCCCTGGCCGACGACATAACCCTCAGAGTTGGCAGTACCAACAGGGTTAAGAACAGCAGGGTTAGAACCGGACTGAGAGGTGGTACCAAGACCAGCCTGAACGTCGGTCATACCACCGGTCAGATCGAAACCAGCATCCTGACCAGAGAATGCGGTATCGGCTTCGTTGAACAGTGCTTCGTTACCAGACTGATCTGAATAACGTGAACGCATTGCAAAGATGAGTCCAGTAGGACCACTCATTGGTTGAACACCAGCCAGGTCATATGCGACCAGGTTAGGCATTGAACGTCTGATCAAGGAGATCAGAACGGGGTCGAAACCAGCAACTGGACCAGCTGCGGCTGCGGAACCACTAAAACCAGCAGGGTTACTACCTGCAGAGTTAGTGGGGGATTCCATCAGGTTGATACCCTGACTGAATGCTTGCTCCTCACGGAGGAATTTCTCTTGGTTCTCGAGCAGGACTGCAGTTACGCTTCTACGATGGGCGTCTTTGATTGGATCAAGACCCTCATAATCGAGAAGTGGACTCCACTTTTCCTGCAGATGTTCAGATTGAAACATTTGCTTTACCTAATAGTTTGTTTTGTTTGAATTAATGTTAAATTCACTTTTTGAATGCACCCAATGTTCTGAGATAAGCATCCATGGTTGAACCCATGGGTGCTGGAGTTGAATCAACTCCTTCAGAAATTGTTTGTGGGGCTTCTGATTTTGCTGTAGCTGCTCTAGAGAAGTACGACTCCTTCAGAGTCTCCAGCTTTTCACGATACTCTTCTTCACTTTCAAACTCAACACTTTCGGCAAGTGAAGCGAGCTTCTCTTTCTGAGTTGATGCAAGACCCTCTGAAACGGAATCAAGGATTCCATCGGCAACCGACTCTGCGAGACGGCCGTTAAGGGAGATGTTCTTCTCAATCTGCTCGTTGAGTTTTGTCTCCATATCATCAAGTTTTTCTACCATGCTCTCAAGCACATCATATTTATCTTCAGGAATAGTTACATAATGTTCTTCAAATAGACCCTTCATTCCACCAAGGAATGATTCAGTCATTTCGGTCTTCAAACCATGCTCAATAGCAAGTTGGTTTTCGACCATCCATTCTTGAGCAACGTACTCAAGATATGAATCAACACGCTCTTGAAGTTCAGCCTTTTGGGCTTGTGCTTCTTCAGCAAGTGCTTCGGCATATTGTGTTTC